TTTTCCTTCTCCTATATTAACAACTGAACCCATACCTCTTGAAGAGATTCCAAGAAGGATTCCTGCCTTTAATAATTCTTTTAGTATATTTCCACTTGGGGTTGGTAGTATCTCAACAGTACCTACTAAATCATCATTGTCCCAATGAATCTCTCTTACGTTATGAGATACATTCTTTAAATTGATTACAGATGAATCTGGATGGTCTAATTCACCAAGTGCTCTACGTTCTTTAATAAGAACTTCGTATTTCTTAGCTTCTCTTTCCAAAATTTCTCGTGGATAGACTCTACCATTTTGGTTTTCTGCGCCTGCTCTTTGTAAAATTCCCTTAACGATAGTTCTTCCACTATCATCTTCGTTTACTCTACCTTCAAACAGTCTTGTTTCTATTAATAAATTATTCATTATGCTCCCCAACTTTTACGTTTTTTAAACAAATCAAAAAAGATTGCTGAAACTTCTGTACGAATTAGTTTTCTTATTTCATCCTCATCGGATTCGCTGATGTTCCCTAACTTAACGTTATGAATTTCTTCATCAATTATTTCTAACAATTCTCTTTTGGTCATTATATTATTATTATCCGATTTTCTTCAAAGAATGAGTATGTGTTCCAAGCCAGTCTCCACCTTTTAATCCAGCCATTTTAGCAGCTTTCTTAATTGCTTCAACCGTATTTCTTGCTTTTACTTTATACTTATTCTTCTTAGATAATTTAACACCATTAAGATTCATATCTGCGAAACTCATTTCCCACATTCCAAATCCTTCTTTGATGATAGATTCTTTAACTTCCTCTTTTTCATCATCAGTAGATTCATCTTTACCATCTTTTTTAGCTAACATTTTTGCAAATGCTGCTTTCTGTGCTGGTGATTGAGCTTCTTCTAATTCATCGGTGATTTTGATTACTGCTACGTTTTCTTCTTCACCTCTACCAAATCTTTCATTCTTAGCTCCTTTACCTTTCCAAGTTTTTTCAATCTTGTTAAAAAATGCCTTCTTTTCTTCTTCAGACATTTTAGGTATAGAGCCTCCAGCTTTTTCTAGTGCTTTTTTGAAAAACTCCTGATATTCAGATTCTTCTATCATAGTTTCTTTAACTATGGTTTTTAATGCTTCTCTTGTTATTTTCATTTTTCTATCTCCTGTATGGTTTTAGCGATATTAATCAATCGCTCCTTTATCTTATAAATATGTTTGTTTGTCCTCTTCCAATAATCCGATGAATCTAATTCATTCATTGATTTAATTTTGTTATACCAATTAAAAAACTTTTGAGTTTCAGCTAACTGATATTTTAGTTCTTTTAAACCCATTGCCATCTTCTTATGAGGATGTTTGGTTTCATCATTTTTTATTGCCAACCAACGATTTACTGGTCTTTGTATTTTAGCTTCGTCAATTTTACCAACTAATTTCATCCCAAGTTGAGTAGCTATTTTCTTTTTAAGCTTCTTATCCTTAGAACCACCATCAGAAAATGCATTAGGAGTAGAATATGCTCCTGCAGCTCCAGATGTAGTTGCCTCATCCAATTCACTTTGAACTTCTTGAATTATTTCTTCAATAAATTTATTAAAATTACTTTCCATCTACTAATTTAATTTCTTTTATCAACTCATACGATAACATTAATGCCGAAACTTGTTCATCGGAAATCTTTTTACCAACTTTTTGTTTTTTCAAAACATTAATAGTTTCTCTAAGTTTTATTTTGGTAATCTTATCTTTCATTGATTGATACATCGAATGAAGTTCTGTAATAGTTTTTATTAATTCATTTTCAAAATATTCACCGAATTTAGATGTATTGGATACATTATTAATATATTCTCGTAATAATCCTTTTTGATTGGTATTTAAATTAGTATATTTCTTATTAAACGATTCTGTTAGAATTTTAAAAGTAAGTAATCTTAAATCTTTTTCTTGTTTCTTATAATCCTCTACTAGTTTATCTTCTTTTACTTTTAATGTAGTATTACTATTTGAAATGTGCTCTACTAAAGTAAGTTTAGAATCAAATACATCTTTAACATCAGTAACTTTTATTGCTTTAGCTTCGAAAAGTTTATGAATAGATGCTAATATTTTATAATTAGTAACAGGAGATGACATAAAGTTATCAATATCCAATGTTTCCTTAATTGATTTAACAAGATTATATTTTTCTCTTTTAAGTTTGATATAATCTAGTCGTGTGTGTGCTTCTAATATAGCATCGATATACTTCTCAGCTTTTGTTTCTGAGTTGTACTTTTCGTTAATTAGTAGATTAAATAGTCTTAATTCTTTTGCTAGTTCAGTTTTTCCTGCAAAGAATTCTTTAATGATTTCCTTCGATTTCTCCTCAGAACCATTTAACACTTCAAGTGTTATTTGCTTTGTGAGTAGTTCGAATAAAAACCCTGTGTTTTTAAATTTAGAGTGTCTTATTTTTTTCATTTGAAATTTTTCCAATTATGATATGGTAAATTTATCCTATTATAAATATAAAAATATTAATTATAAATTAATTTTCCGTATCTTCGAGGATATTATCCTCATTTAGCATATCTGTGTCTTCGTGTAAATACTTTCGTTTTGATGAAATCCCATTGATATATGTCAATGCCTTGTCTTCAGAAGTTCTTGAACGTTTTGATGTTCTTTCCTTATCACCAAGTGGGTCTCTACCTAATGGGTGTTTATCTTTCCCATATGTACCACCTTCTCTTGGTCTTCCACCTTTATTCTTAATCTCTTGTTTTATTTTTTCAATTGATTCTTCAATATCATCTGGTTCTTCATCTTCAGTTGCAGGATCATTTCCTTCATCTTCAATAGAACGGAATCTAAATCTATCTTTCAAATCCTCTAACATACGAACTCTCTGTACATCTTGTTCACCACCACTTAGTTTGAATATATTATCATATACCCAATCCTTAGATAACATATTCAATCCTTGGATATCTTGGGCCAATCTAACTTTCTCACTCCACAAGTTTACCTTTTCTTGTTCGTATATTGTAGATGGATTAACTAATGATAATGTAAAGTTAGTCATTTCGGAATCTTGAATTCCTTGTGCATATAAGTGAACGATTGCAATTTTAGATAATTCCGAAACTACTGTTCTTTGTATTCTTTCAATTGTTCTTGCAAATCTTACATCTTCTGCTGCTAATGTTGCTTTACCATTTACATTTTCTTCATATCCCAAGTATGCTCTTGGAATTTTTAATGCTGCAAACATTTTGTTTTTTAAATAATCAATATCTTCAATAGATGAATATTCCATTCCTGCAAGATTATCGATTGATGTACCACTATCACCACCACGAACAGGAAGATAGAAATCTTCTGTTAAGTTTTGCATATTGTACTTTAAGTTATAATCACCTGTATTCTTATCAACAAAAGGAACTTTCTTCATCTTGTTAATAATTCTCTGCATATAGTTATCTACTTCGGTTGGAGGAATGTTACCAATATCAATTTTGAAAACTCTCTTTTCAGGTGCTCTCATAATTCTATGGATTAACATTGCATCTTCCATAAGAGATAATTGTTTCCACAATCTTCTCCCATTTTCAATCATTGATTTTCCATAAGGTAACCAGTTTGTATCTGCTAACAATCTGAAATGTGCTATTTCAAAGTTTTCATATTCTTCTTTACCATTAGGGTCTTCAGTAATTTTAAACTTTACTGAGTTTGGATTTGTAGGGTCGGTTCTTTCTAATCGTTCTGTATTATAAACAGAATGTGGAGTAACGTTTACGATACCCTTACCTTCTCCTACCTCTAAACCTAAGAAGAAATCCCCATACTTACACATATTTCTTACCCATGGCCATAAGTTGAATTCAACATTAAGGATATCATAGAATAAGTTATTTAAAATATCTTGTACTTTTTCGTTATCAGAGTGAATTAACATTACATCACCAAATTCATTCTTTAGTGTTGATTCATCTGCATATATATCAAGAGCCGATGCTAATATTGGATCGTTATCCATTGCATCGTAATCTCTAAAAACTTCTCTACGAACTTGTTGGTATGCCATTGATTGTGCACCACCTGCTTGTTCGAAGAAAGATTTTTGTATCTTCGTGTATCTATCTCTTAAAGAAGATAGATTTGTTTGTTGTCTTTCATCACCATCAAAAACCTATCTCCTACCTTTATCGTCAACCGTTACGATTGCCTTGGTACGAAAGAGTTTTGTTAATCGTCCGAAAAATGAAGTATCTGCCATTTGTATTTATTTTTAATTTATAACCTTTATTATTACCATTTTCTACAAGACCAATATCTTGCTTTGTGTTTTGGACCAGGTGAATCACAATTGTGTCTAGCTCTAAATGCTTTTCTTGCATCTGGATTATTCTTTCTGATTGACATTGTTTTTTCTCCTGATTTCTTTGCGGAACTTCCACCATGTCCAAAGTTCACCTTTACTACATTACCTTTGGGGTTATTAACATATACTTTAAACTTTTTAACATCACCCTGCATTGGTTTACCCAATTTAACAGTTCTACCTTGGTATTCGGCTTCATTTATATCGGATTTATATTCCTTCATAAATTTAGTAAATTCCTGTATATCTTGATAGTTTTCTACTGTGTATTCTTCACAGTATTCTTGACTTTCTACTAATATATTATATAATGATATCATACTTGTTTCGTTCTATACTATAAATATGGAATTATTTAATTAACCACGTTAGGTCTTCGTTTCTATCCCCTACCTTCATTTGCCATGGGTTTTCTTCCATAGAATCGTTTCCACCAAACCCCCCTGCCAAATGCTCGGTTGATTGTCCTATTCCACCTAAAGTTTGTTTAGTTAAATCAATTCCATCCTGTCTTAATCTTAATGCAGTATCCCTAACCCACAATCCGATTGATAATGACATTGTTAAATCATCATTATATCCTCTCATTGCCTCTGCTCTATTACCATTCCATATAAATGTAAATAATTCATCTACTAATCGTGTAGAACGTATTGTTACAGATTTTTCTCTAACATACTGTTCTAGCTTAGAAATAATTAAAGGTCTTGTTTTAGATGTTGTTGAGAAACCAGGCACCATACCTCGTTCTTCTGCTCTGTATTTATTATGTAGTTGGTTTTCCACATCTACATATTTTAAATCTTTACTCATATAAAATAAGTTCTGATATGACCTATCTATTACTTGTTGAATTACTGCCCAACCAATATTAGCATTTTCAATAACTAATAATGCTTGATTATATTCAGTTGCAAGTGAAACTAAAAAGTTTCCAAAATCTTTTGTATCCAATTTACCTTTATATTCAGCAACTTGTGTCGATGCTTCAATATCAATTACATGACATGCAGAATAATCTGCTCCATCACCACGTGCAACATCGGCAACTACCATATAAGATTTCTGATAGTTTGGATATTCCCATTTCCATAGGTTTCCATCAAATCCAGTCTTTTCAATTGGTTCTTGACAATATGTTTCTTTATAAAACATTAAAAGTTGGGGGTCTATCACAGTATCACCAGAACTAACGAAATCACAATCACATTCTTGTGCTGCTCCTTTAGTTCCTAATAAAACTTCTTGTTCATCTCTCCAAGCTTGGTCTCTTTCAGGATGTACACTCCAATGTAATCTAATATTATTAAATCCATTTACCTCTTCCTCAGAACCTACCCATGTTTTGTGAAAGAAATTTCCTACACCATTTGGAGTAGAAAGAATAATTGCATTACCACCCGTTGATAGAGTAGATTGTGCAGATACCCATATATCTTCAATTTTATCAATAAATGCTGCCTCATCAAATACTAAAAGGGATAGTGCTTCAGAACGACCGGCATCTCCTGCCGCAGAAGTTGCTTTAATCTGAGAACCATTCGAGTATCTAAGAGATAGTTTGTTATCTTCTACCGTTGTTTGTTTTAACCACGATGGTAAGTATTGATTCATCACTCTAACCTTCGTTACAAGGTTCTTTGCAACTTCTTGCTTGGTTGCAATTACTAATACGTTAAAATCTTGGTTGAATAACATCTTCCAAAGTGAAAATCCTGCAGTTAAGGTTGAGATACCTGTTTGTCGGGATTTAAGAATGATGTTGTATCTATGTTCTGCAAATTGGTCTAAAGTTCTTTCTTGAAATTCATATAAATGGAAAGGTATTTTACCACGAACAGGATGTTGAATCATACAATACTTCTTCATGAAGTAGATTGGATCTCCAGCACATTTCTGATATTCAAGTTTTATTATATCCTTGAGTGATTGTTTAGCCATGTTATTTTTTCTTCTTGAATGAAATTTTCCAATACATAGAACCACCAATGTAAGGTTGTATCGTGCTGTTTACATTTAATACACCAACATCCAATCCCCACATCTTATCTTGTTTATCTTTATATAAAAGGCCAAACTTTACATTGTTTATAAAGTTAGTTTTATCAAATCCACCACCAATTCCATAATAGAATACTCTTTTAGGTAATTCTTTTACTGTTTTTGTATTGTATATCGTAGGAACTTTAAAATTCCATACAATATCTCTACTTAATATTTTATTTTGTGTTATGGTATCTGTAACTATACCAAATCCTAATGTTGGGTTCGGTTTTGTTCCCATTGAATCAATTACAATTTCAGGAGCAAATTCATAAGTTAGTTTTAAAGTATCTTTAACTACATACTTTGAATAATAATCTTTTATGATTTGTAGAGAATCAACATCTGCTGGAATCTCTACTATTTTTTCAACTACTCTATCTAC